GTAGTGATTGTCTGTTGTTGTTTCCATTTTATCCTCTTTCGTTGTTGTTGGTGTAATTGTAGCATGCTCCACTGACAATAATGTGGTCTTGCGTCCGCATGGGCATGTGAGCGTTGTCACACCTGAAGGAAAGCCAAATCCATCAGATGATGTTAGTTCTATTAATGAATCGCATTCGTCTGGGTCGCAGACAAAGGTATATTTACTTGATACTAGTTCGTTGGTCATGAGTAGAATTATACAGGATCCGACTGACATTATCAAGGATTTCCAGGGGTTTTTTATGTGAGTCGTAACACACTTTTTGCCCCCTTAGCTTTGAGGGCGCTTGGCGATCCATAACGGACTTGAACCGTCGACCTCTACCGTGACAGGGTAGCGCTCTAACCAACTGAGCTAATGGACCAATATGGTGAGCAGTTTTTATTCATGCTCAGGAATTTATTTATTTAGAACGCAGAAATTAATTTCTTAATTTTATTTTTTTCTGCGGTTAGAATTGGGTCAAACCCTGATGCACCCGCCATGAGTGTTTCAGAATTTCCACGCCCTGAACGATAGTAATCAAGGCGTTCAGTAAGTGCATTGAATGCGCCCCACTTTGTTCCCTTGATATTAGCATTGGTTGGTGAGTTATGGTACAACTCATCAAGGAGCACGACTTTGTTTTCCCACTTAGTCAATGCAACTTTAGCGGCATCCTTATCAGGCTTAGGATAAATTGTCTGAATCAACTTTGAGAATTCAGCATCAGTGATTGATTGAGAGTAAAGAGCCTGAGCCTCTTTTTCGAATTCATCAAAGTAACCAAGAGCAAGTCCAAGAGTTTCGCGGGCTACCTGAATGCGACCTTCAACAGATTGCGTGTGGCGAATCTTGAAAGATTGCTTAGCATTCTTCATTGCAAGGTTAAGAGTGTTTTGGCATACAACACGAACAGGAGTAACAGCAGCCTGAACAGCAACTGACCCGTCGTGAGATGTCCAAACAATTAGATACAACTTAGTTGCATCATTTGCGCCTTGTGGGTCAAGCACCATTGTGCGAGGAATATCCACTGTACCGAATACAACCTTACCGCTACGCAATGAGCCAGCAGATTCCCAACGGCAATCAGCATTTGCATCATGAATTGCATCAGCGAATGCGAATAGTTCCTCATTCTGTACAGGCTTGTAACGCTTTCCAACAGTTGCAAGCACATCAGTGCCATTGTTGAATGGGTTGTCACGAATAACCAGTTGAGCATTAGATACATCATTCCATGTATCTGAGATATGGTCAGTTAGTGGAGACAAGCGAACATTCCAGTTGGAAAGTTTTGCTTCATCTAACATCATTTGAGTTGTAACATCTTCATCTTGTGTAAAGATGCGATTTGCAAGGTTGTGCCATGCAGGTGCGCCACGAAGTGCGAATGCAACTTCGCCATTTTCCATTTCTAGATTATGAGCCATTTTTTACCTTTCGTTTGTTTGATTAGTTGTAAGTATAACAGACCCCACTGACATTGTCTATGATTAGTTACAATATGTCCGAATTGATCCATGTGATTAATCTCACAAAATTCCAGGGTTATCCACAAGTGGTCGTAACCCTGTGGATAACCCCTTAGCTTTGCGGGCCAGCTGCATATGCAACTGGTGTTAGATCTTTACAGACCTAACTCTTCCCTAGTCAATTGATTTTTGCGATTGAAGTTAATAACTTCGGACGGGAGATAAAGAGCAGTAGTCTTAGTCTTCTTCAATGTATCATAGACATAAGCACGAACATCCCCTAAGAAATTTCCTCTATTAGAGAATGCTAACTCAGTTAGATATTCCTTATCTACACCTTGTTCTGAATAGATTGTTACATCATTTGCTTTGTTTGCATCATAGATTTCTACTCTGAAACGATTTTTCATTTTGTTGCCTTTGTTAGTAGTTGTCCCAAAAGGGAGAGCAGTTTGGCGACATACTCAGGTCGTTGGATTATTTACAGATAACGAGCAACCGCTTGATAAGTTGATGTGGAAACTGTTTCCTCATCTGTCATCTTAAGAATACGAATAGCGTTCTCAATTTCTTGCTTTTGGTCTGTGTATGTGTGTTGGTGCATAACTACAAAGTTACGCTCAGGCTCTTTAGGCAAGTCCTTCTCTGAAACTGTCAAGTCATAGTCAATGTTGAGTGTGTTGTTCCATGAGCGATAAGATGTTCGGAAGTTTTCTGCCTTCTTGATGTTAGCAACGGCATAGTCGCTAAGTTCTTTCTGCCATGCCTTACGAGCCTTTTCATACTTTGCTTCGTTTGCTTCTTGTGATGAATAATCTGACTCTAGTTTAGCAAGTGATGCTTCTAGTGCCTTGATTACCTTTGGTGTTGCGATTTTAACGCTGATTGCTTTTCCTCTAGCCATTTGTTTCCTTCTTTCGTTGTTGGTTAGTTTGATTAAGTAATTATAGCAGGGGGGTCTGACAAATTGAGACCCCCCTACGATTAAATTAAACGCCTAGTAGTGTTTGAGCGGATACTGAAGTCCAACGAGTTTCCTTGTTGGGCATTTCTAGTAGCACACGCACCGAGCCAGATGTTTGTGGGTGGATTTCTTTAATCACACCTGTTTTCTTTGACTTAAGGGTAGTGAATAAATCGCCTACCTGATACAACTTGTCGTTGATTGTCATTTATTGCCTCTTTTCTTTGTTAGGTTGGTAATTATAGCAGGGGGGTCTGACATTAGTCTAGCCCTATCTCATTATTTGAGAAAGTTATTGTGTGACCTTAGTCACTAATCCAAGCGTGTAAGTGGTGAGCCTCGACTATTGCCCACACTGGCGCACATGTCTGCCCCTTGTAAGTGATCCCATCAGGCATTTCAATAGTTTCATCCCACATTTCATCATTAGCAAAATCAATTGCCTCGATGCATACTGGGACCATGCTTAGCGGTACTGGTGGGTAATGGTTGCCTTGCAAGTGATAGCCTAGTGCTACCTCCAAGTCTAGGCCTTCTGATAAGTCTAGCGCGGTTGTGTATCCCATTATTCTGCCACCTTAAGAATTGCCCATGACCCACCCTTGTTAATTTCATCAAGTGCTGGTTGTAGTGTTGGTGCAATTAATTCCTTTAGCAGTGACTCTAGCATTAGGACCTGCGATTGCTTGTCAAGCATTAGTAGACGGGCACCTGTTGGATTAGTTTCATCCACTTCGGTTACAAACTTTAGTGAGTGTTCGATAGTTATCATTTTAAGCCTTTCGTTGTTGGTATAAGAGTATTATACACTGGGCCACTGACAAATTGTGCAACACGCCCAAGCTTTATCTTATTTATTTTGTGATTAATCTCACAAAATTCCAGGGGTTGTGGATAACCCCCGTAACCCTGTGGATAACCCCGCAGTATTGCGGGCCTGCATAGCTATGCATCACTCTGCATATTTATTTTTATGTTTGATCTTTCGAAAATATTTTTTCTTATTGCGAACAGGTTGCGCCGCATTACTGCGACGCAATTCCTGAATTCGCTTTACTTTATCTCGAAGTGAATTTTGGGACATGATACCCACTCGCTTCATGAAATCTATTTACATCAAATCGGTCATTATCTTTTGCGAACATCTCCGCAAAATCATTTACTATTTTAGAAAATAACGCTGGGTGCGCTTTATCGCTTGCATACTTTAGAATTTCTGCAACCGCGACATAATCTTTTCGTGTCATCATTTTACTGCCACCATTCCACTACGATAGAAAACTTTTGTATAGCATTTGCCTGTTGGCGTGTAAATATTTACAGTTGAGTATTCGTTAGCAAATCCCCAATCGGTGAATAAGAAAAAGTTTTCCCACGCACCAAATTCGGTTTCGTATTCTGCTGACCAATGAGGAGCGTGTCCGTCATAAGCACAAGTTAATTTATACATTAGTTATTTTCTCCGTTCCAAAATAGTGAGCCGTCATCTACGCAATCGCAAGGTTCGCAATCGAAATCATTATCATCACCAAAAAAAATTACTCCGTGTCCGTGGCAATCTTGGCAATCTATTGCTAATACTGAGTTAATCATTATCCTTCACACTCGCAATCTTTTGAGTAATCGAATTCGCAATAGTAGCAACCCATAGCCTCGCCATGAGCCTTGCAGACATACTTAAATTGTGACTCATCACAACAAAATCTCTGTTCATCTTTGATGAAATAAAATTCGTTTTCATCAATGTATTTTGTATCTAACATTAGTTTTCCTTTCGTGTGTTTATTTAGTTATTGTATCAGGTAGCACTGACAAATTTTTGAGGGTTCTTACTTACGACATTGGGCGAGGACTCCCTCTAAACTGCCCCTGTTTCGATTATTTATTTATGAGGTTTTTACCGCCAAGTAACGATAAGTATCTTTGAGATTTAGCGGTGCTGAGTAATGAGGACGAACCTGCACTTTATAAGTATCGCAATCTGCATACCAAACTGAGTTATCTAATTCGGCTGAGATAATTTCACCCTTTAATGATTTTGAGTGATAGGTTTTTCCTACAAGTAGGCTTTCGATTGTATAGACATTTGCTGACATTTGAGTCCGCCTTTCGTTGTTGATAGTAGCAATTATAGCGGATAGCACTGACAAAAGATAATTACTAGCCAGTAATTTCACAATGTGAGACGCTCAAGTCATGTGATAAAAATCACAAAATCTCGGGCGTGTCGTAAATTCCAGGGGGTTGTGGATAAGTCCCGTAAGCCTGTGGATAACCCCGCTCTTTTGCGGGCGCATCAACTTTTGTCAAGTCGACACGCCGTTGCTTATTCGAAATCCTTAAAAATTTCTTCAAGCTTTAAGATTTGCTCATCTGTAAGATGATCGATTTCAATCGCTTTCTCAAATCCAAAAAAGTCATTCATTCATTAGCCTTTCCAAATCGTCTGCATTATCTTTTAAGTAATTATCCTCGAAATCTAAAAGTGCCTCATTGTATGCAATAGGGTCACAATCTTTTAGAATTTGGGAGGGATAAAAAACAGCGTTACCCATTTCATACACGGGATAACAATCATCAAGCATTTCATCAAATAACTGTTTAATCGCAAAAGCGATTTCGAAATCTGTTGTCATTTATTTATTCCTCCATCTGTCGGTAATCAATTACATGAAAGTCTAATTGTCTCTCAAGTGGCATAGCCTTTAGCCATGAATAAGCAGACTCAAAATCATCTGCCTCTACATCTACATACAATTCAAAATTAAAAATTGGCATTATTACCAGCACTCCTCACAAGTAAATTTAGTAAAGTCTGCATCTTTTGCAAAAATCTCTAAATAGTTATTCGCACAAATTGTGCATGATAGCAAATAAGTTTTTGCCTTTTGGTACATGTAAGGGTTAGAGTTAGATAATTCTCTATTCTCTAAAACCTCTGATGAAATTAAAATGCTCATTTGGTTAAACTCCAATCGGTGTAAAATGGTAAGCGGTCATAGTCATCATAGAAATAAACTCTATCTATGTTCTGCTCGCATGTTTCGCAGAAAGTGTATTCGACATCTACGCCCATGCCATAGGTAGTAGATACGCTCTCCATGTGTGGAGTGTGTGTATGTGTATTTGTTAGTGTAGTCATTTGAGACCACCTTTCTTTTTCGTTATGGTAGTATTTTACCACGGGGGTCTGACATTTATCTACCTACTAGCCAGTAATTCCAAGATGTGAGACGCTCAGCCTATGTGATAGTTATCACATAAATTCTGGGGTTTTCCACAGATGCCCGTAACCCTGTGGATAACCCCGCTCTTTTGCGGGCCAGATTGACATTGTCAAGCCGACACGCCGTTAGGCTAGTGTGATCTTTCCGACTTTATGTGTTGCCATTCATCTATCCACTCACGCACTACTATGCGTCCCATAATAAGGGCGGGGATAGCAATAGATAACTGCACTAGTGTAGTAAGTAGTCTATTCATTAACATCCCAAGTAGAATCATCTTTACGATGTTGATAAGCCTCAATTACATCTTCATCTTTTCTGTTTTTAATAACCTTATAAGCCTTATAAGCAATTAACACAATAGCAAAAGAGATTAAGAAAGCCCAAGATAAAGACACATAGAATAAGTCCCCTAGGTCAATCATTAAGCCGTAGTCATTTAGTTCGATAGTCATGCGGTCACCTTTATGTCCATTACATTAGCGGTAAACTTTTTACCCTTGCCTAATTCGCTATCATTGAGCGATTGTATTAAATGGTCGATTGCTTTAATCTCATGCGCTACATTGTCGATTGAGATTAGTTTAGAGCCTTGCCAAATTGAGTAAGTGATAGTCATTATTAGTTCTCCCATGTTAGTTGGTAAAGTTTTGCTAGTTGTTCATCATCTTCATCATCAAAGTCATCAAAGTCAAGCGCTGGCGCTTCTTCTTCTTCATCTAAGTATGAGTATGCATCTGCGACATCTGATTGGATAGTATCCCACTTAGACACGCTATTAGTTTCGTATGAGTATGCGTATGACATTACTTATTCATCTCCTCTGCGATAGCCTTAGACTTATTGAGTGCCTCTAGGGCGATTGATAGGGAGGCAAGGCGCTGAGCCTCTACCATTTGCTTGTATTCATCTAGTGTCATTTATTCTGACCTTTCGTTGTTGTTATGTTGTAAGTGTAGCATGGGGGTCTGACAAATTGGGGAGGTTGGAGAGGTGTGTCGGTGTGACCTTACTCACACTCTCCGCAAGGGCATTGAGGGAACTCTTGCTCTTGCTTGATACGATTAGCAAGGCGCTCTACTTTCATGTATGTATCAAATGAGGCACCTCGGAAAGATACGACCTTTCCTTCAGCGATAAGGTGAGCAGCCTTAGCAATTTTTTGCTCTAGTGTTAGTGAAGTCATTTTTTAACTTCCTTTCTTGTTGTTATACCTTAAGCATAGCATGGGGGACTGACAAATTTACGCAAATCTCGGGCGTGTCGCAAAAAAACCTTTGTGATAAGGCTCACACTCACGCTCAAGACCAAAAGAATTATGGGCGCACTATCCGAAATGTCCGTTTTGTCCAGGGTGTGTATCATACATGTAAAAAATATATTAACATTTTTATAAATCTGAAATCCTAGTCGACTGGAATATATGGCGGGGTTATGATAGGATACTCCTTGATCAGTATAGATTTTATATAAGCTATTGACTTTGGTAAAATCAAAATGCTACACTTAGTTTGCTTTGTGGGGGCTTACCCTGAAACTCAATATGTACCAGATGTATCTGTGGGTATTTCAGGAACGCTTCTCTATCTTTCCAAAAAGTTAAAATTTGGGGGGTAGGGGGGCTTTCCTAAAATCTAATATCCCCAGATAAATCATAGAAGAAAGTAAAGAACAAATGCCAAAACTGATAAAAGGAAGTACTAGTCAAGCTAGTCAAGAGTCATTTGTTTTAAATGTGCTGAAAGAAAAACATAACGGTACCTATGTAGAATTAGGTGGGGGATGGGCAGAAAGAAACAGCAATACTTATTTGCTAGAAACTAGATATGGCTGGAAAGGCCTATCATTTGAAAATGACCCTAGTAGAGCACATGATTACAACCTAACCAGAAAAAATAAAACCCTGCAGACAGATGCCAGATGGTTTAACTATGAAAGATACTTCATAGAAAACAACTACCCTATCCACATAGACTATTTACAGATGGATCTGCATCCAGCATTCTCAACTTTTGAGGCACTAAAAAATATGCCACTTAGAAAGTACAGATTTTCAACAATTACCTTTGAACACAATGGATATCAAGACCGTTGGCATAAAGAATTTATTCAGGGGGAATCTCAAAGGATGCTTAAAGACCTTGGGTATGTATTAGTAACGGAAAACGTTATATTTAACGGTAAAGCTTATGAAGATTGGTATGTAGATCCAAGAGTGGTTCCATATGACAACTACAAAGATTTTATAAACAAAGACATTTTGCATAGCGACCTATTTGATGGATAATGTTATAAAGTTTAACCCTGTAAGCAAGTTTGCAGAAAAAAACATTCCATGTCCAAAACCTGCAAGAACATATACTCCAGATTGGTACAAAAATATACCAGCATTTAGAGACGGCAGGCAATCAGACAAAACAATTAAAATGTGTCCTCCATTTGCAGACTCTTTTGGATTTGGCTATATACAAGAAACATGGGAAGAGATTGAAATAAATTCTGGTCGACTAATATCTAAAAGTAGCATGTGTGAAATAAGAGGAAAAGTCGACAATAGTTTTTCAATACCAAATGACTATACAGATATGGAATTTGTGTGGCATCCAGGATGGAATCCAGAATTACCTAAAGGATACTCTGCATTAATTACTCATCCTATAAATAGAGTTGATTTGCCATTCTATACTTTAAGTGGAATAGTAGAGCATGATACGTACTTACAAGCGATGCCAGGATCAAATTTACCACTATTGCTAAAAAAAGATTTTTCTGGGATAATACCTATAGGAACACCAATGTATCAGATAATTCCATTCAAAAGAGATTCCTGGGAATCTTCGCTGAATGAGTACGACAAAGATGCTCAAGGTAAAATAACAAATCCTATAGCATCATATCCTTTTGGTGGATATAAAAAACTACATTGGATCAAGAAAAATTTTAGATAAAAAACGGGGGGTAGAACAGTGAAGCTTCTTTTGCAAATAGCCATAGTAGCTGTCATTACTTTTATCCTTGGTATACTCATACAGATAATAGGCTAATATAAGGGCCTATAGCTTAATCTGGTTAAAGCACTTGTCTTATATACAAGCGACTTTGGGTTCAAATCCCAATGGGCCTACTTTGTTTAATGATTATGGAGTATAATACCTATATGAGAGCTTATGATGTTCCCCTTTCCGCCCTCCTTTATATTGTATATGCTGGTGTCCCAGAATATGACCTAAAAGGGCCTACAGGGGATGAATTAGAGGCGTACATAGCTATTATGAACCAAATCATAGAAGATGAAAATGATGGTCTCTAATTTCGCGGCTCACTTTTCGCCGCACTTTTTATCTTCGTGTTCATGTAACAAGTAGGGTATAATATACTTATTCTTAATAAATTAAAGGAGATACTAGATGAGTTTTTTTCAAACACTAGAAGATGATGCAATAACTCTTATATGGAGAAGATTTGATGCTTTTCTTATAGGTGAATTTAAGAAAGAAAATTTAGGCCTTACCGAAGATGAAATTGATTCTGCTATTGAAAATGGAATTTTAACAATAAAGTGGCAAGAATCAAGCCCACTAGAAGCATCAGAAAGAGAAGAGTATCTTGTTTTAAATTTTGGAACAGAAGAACAAATAGAATCTTTTAATAAATGGAAGGAAGTAAAATAATGGGAATATTAGATGATGTAACTCACGCTGGAGACGAGCCAGAAGTTTCTGGTAGTGTTGTTGAAGAACCACGATTTTTAACTATTACTGAAGAAGAAAACGCTACTATTAAAGAGTGGCTAGACGCAGCATTAGATGAGGAAAAAGAGGTCGTAGTTGACGGCAACGTAACAAAGACATTTTACTCTCATGCAAGAGTACCAGTAAGAGCAATCTTCCAGGATATTAGACAAAAAATTAAAGAAGCAGATAACAGAGAATCAAATGTATTTATTACAAAATACTACACCACTTTGATCTCATCATCAGAAGCGGCAGAGTATTTAAATGATATTTGTTTATCTGATGGCTCAGAAGACGCTGCACCAAATACATACTTTGCAATGGTACTAGATGGTAATCTAAATAGCAGCATTTTCCCCGCAAATACATTTGAAAAGAATAGCGGTTACTTTGTAGTTCCAGATCCAAAAAATGAGACTATATCTCATTCTGGAAACGAAGATCTACTACTTCTTTGCTTTAGCTTAACTTAATACTATCTAGTTATTGTAAAAGTTTGGGATTTTTATAAACCCTGGAAGAACATATCGTTTAGGTCCTTCTGTTACAAACCTAACTCCATGCTCCCACTCTGGATCTCCACCAAATATTAATAGGTCTCCAGCTTCGGGCTTCATTTCAAAATCTTTTTTAGCCCAAAAAATTTCTCCACCATTGTAGTCGTCATTTATGTATACTACTGCTGCATGCTTAATTGATTCATCAGTATTTTGATCATGGTGAGATACTAGCTCAACTCCATCGTACATTCTTTGTATAAAATAAAATCCACTAAGTACAAGGTTCTCACCAGATTTTGCAAGAACGTCGTTAAATCTTTGATCAACACTTCTATGTATTTCTGAGCCAACAAAAGATAAGTTTTTATCGTTCCAATTAGATGTTATTTCATACAATCCTTCTTTAACTAGATTTTCAACATCTTCTCTTCCAAACTTTGACTTTGTAAAAACTTTTAGTTGATCTGTGTACCACTTATCCCATTCTTCTTCAGTGGTTTTATTTATTATATTATAGTACTCTGCTATGTCTTCTTCCGTTATAAAGTTTTTAACAACCAGCAACCCATCAATAGGACACTCTACGGTATATCCGCTATCTTCAAATTCTTTCTTTAGCCATGTAGTCATAATTTAATTATATCATTTCTTCCATATAATAGCTTGGCCAGTAGGTAGCTCAAGTATGTTGTGCTTTTCAAATGCTTCATTTATTGCTTTTCTGGAACCAATTGTTTTTAAAGACCCATAGTCATCGCATACTAACACTCCGCCTCTAACAATTTTGGGCCAAAAGTATTTAACTGCCTCTTTTGTTGGTTCGTATAAATCAACATCTATGTGAACAAAAGAGTATGTGGATTCTTCTATGTCAGAAAATACTTCTGGGATCCACCCTTTTTTTAAAACAACATTATCGTGTCTTGACAAGTTGTTTTTTGCCCAAGCCATTTCAGATTTTAGCTTTACTGTTTTAAAGTAGTCTGTATCAAATTCTCCTGGCTCTGAGACTCCTTCCCAGGAGTCTATTCCAAGAAACTTTTTGTCACAAAACTCTGCTGTAAAAAACATTGTCATTCCAGCATAAACACCGCACTCAGCAAAATCAAGATAAGGGTTTATAATAGACTGTTGCTTTGCAAGTTGTCTAAGAATATAAATTCTTCCATACAAAGCATTATCCATTTCATTGTTTATATTGCATATTAAATTAAAATCATTATGAAGTTTTACAAAGTCAGAATCTTCTGTCCATCTGCTTAAATACGAGTCCATTTTACCCCTTAAACAAAAAACCCTAAAGGAGGCGGATCCTTTAGGGTATTTGTTGCGTTATATCCGCATAGTGTAATTTATATTACACAACTATATTGTATTGCATGATTTTTTAGAAAGCAATACTATTTTACAAGTTCTTTTTCAGCAAGTACGTCGTAAACAGCGCTTAAAGCGTGATGGATAGACGGAGTGCTTTGCTCCATGAAATTATTTACTTCAGTTTCTTCCATACCGCTTGCTAGAGCCATGCTCTTATTGATTTCACTAAAAACTTCAACCATAAGGTCGATTGTCTCTTCTCTATTCATCTTTCTCCTCAGAAATAAATGCTGGGGAGGGTCCCAGCAAAAAGCCTTCTTTATGATATTCTACCATTTTTTCTATTTCTTTAACATCCCCTAGCTGCTTAGCAATTAGGCATAATACGTCATATACTCTATGAAGCATTATATAATTTACCATAGGCAAATTATCTTCTAAATTGCTAGAATTGCTTTCAGGCATTTTTTGCCTTCATGTCTTCTAAGACCTCATCAATTGTATTTAAGCCTTTAACTTTAGCAAGCTCTAAATATGATTGAATTGTTGTTAGTGCCTTTTCAGCAAGGAATGCTCTTGGTATATGTGCACAAGGTATGCTTGAGGACATGTCTAAAACTAGATCTTTATCAAATTTGCTTTCCATGGACATTTTCTATTTCTTTCATCATTTTGCTATACAGGGATAATCCTATATGCATTTTGTATTCACAAGAAATACAATAAATAAAAATTTTATCTTCGTTGTCAATATTAGAAAAGAGAAGGCCTTGATCTAATGGGCAAGCCATTTCTGGAACAAGACCTTCTCTCGAAAGAGTTAAATATTGAGATACTAATTGTATCTTAATGATAACTCCTTTCTAACTTTTAGATGGAAATTTGCTTAGCCACTCTTTTGTTCTAGGTGTTAAGCCTTTCCATGACGACCAATCTTGACCGCCATTGGTCATATAATACGTTATCTCTGCGTTAATTGCTGGATCAAATAACGAGTAGTTACTATCCAGTTTGAATTTTTCTTTTCTATCATCACCCAAGTTTCCTAGCATGTTGATTTGAAAAATTCCGTAGGAGCTGTCTCCAGTGTTCCTGTTGCCGTTATAAGCCATTGGGCGTCCATTAGACTCCTTTTTAGCTACAGCCCACGCCATTTTAAGGGCGCTACCCTCAAAGCCTACAGCTTTGAGAAGTTCAACCAATTCTTTGTCTGTTAAAGACTCTGATGGTTTCCACACAGTATTGCTGAATTTCTCCAGCTTTTCCTTGTTAAGTTGTGCTTCGGTTTTTACATCTGGCTTTACAACCAGAGCAGAAGCTGTTTGAATCATTTCTGGTTGACCAGTAAATAAAAACAATACAGCTACTGATATTGCAACATAGTGATGTAAAACATCGCTAAGTTTTTCTTTTATATTCTCCATAGGCATTTCCTCCAATAGAGATAACGAACTATAAGAATACCATTAGGAACTCTAATATGTCAACTTGTATTTATCATTATATGTGTTTTAGTTAACTAATAATAATAGGCTAATTGTTCATTTTTATTAATCACCCTTCACTTTCTTAAAAAAGTTTGGTAGAATAAGACTCTACTTAAATTAAATTAAACCGCT